GTGGAACAGCTGCACCATTTAGAGGAGTAACTCCATCTAATACTACAGCGATTGCTCACACATCAGGTGCAAAAGTTTATGGCTCATATCTTGCAACAGCTGTAGGAACAACTTTTAATACAGGAGCACAACCTGCTACAAAAATAATATATAATTCATTAACTGTGCCTTTAGTATCTAATGCTACAAGCACAGCAACAGGAGGCGGTTTTCAGTGTACAATTGGACCCGTTAATGATAGAGCTTAATTATGGCTGGATATACTTACTCAGATTTAACAACAGATATTAGAAACTATACAGAAGTAGATGCTAATGTATTTACCACTGCAGTTATAAATAGATTTTTAGAAAATGCAGAACATAGAATTAATTTAGATTGTCCTATGGATTCAGACAGACTTCAAGCTGAAGCACAATTTGCACAAAACTTTAATAGTATTACAGTTCCTACAAAAGCTTTATTTATTAGAGGGGTTCAAGTTTTTAATTCTACAACAGCAGTTACAGAGCAAGGTTTTTGGTTAGAACGACGTGATCAAACTTTTATTACTGAATATGTAGGAGAAGCAACAGGACCTTCTGGGGGTGCTACAGGACAAAATGTTAAAGGATTACCTAAGTATTATTCTATGTACGGTGGTGCTACAACAGGAGCTAACACAGCTACTTCAGGAGCTTTATTTATTGCTCCTACACCAGATCAAAATTACAAATATATTATTCATTATAATGCTGTGCCTACTGGTTTAGAGACTAATACCGCTGGAACTTATATAAGTAATTACTTTCCACAAGGGTTATTATATGCTTGTTTAGTAGAAGCATTTATGTTTTTAAAAGGTCCAACAGACATGTTGACACTATATGAAAATAGATATAAAACAGAACTACAAAAGTTTGCAGCGATGCAACTTGGAAGACGAAGACGAGACGACTACACGGATGGTACAATAAGAATTCCAATCGAGTCAGCGCCTCAATAAAATTAGGAGAAAAATATTATGGCAATAACATCAGCAGTATGTAATAGTTTTAAAACAGAAGTTTTACAGGCTCTACATAATTTTACAGCGTCATCTGGAAACACATTTAAAATAGCTTTGTATACAAGCAGCGCTACTTTAAATAAATCAACAACAGCTTACTCAGCAACAAACGAAATATCAAACACGTCAGGTTCAGCTTATTCTGCAGGTGGTGCCACACTTACAAGTGTAACTCCAGCTTTGTCAACAGATACAGCTTGTTGTGACTTTGCAGATGTTAGTTATACTTCTGCTTCATTTACAGCTAACGGTTGTTTAATTTATAATGATACAAACGCTGATAGAGCAGTTTGTGCAATCGCATTTGGTGGAGATAAAACTGTATCAAGTGGAACTTTTACAATTCAATTTCCAGCAGCAGACGCATCAAACGCAATCCTTCGTATAGCATAAGGAGTAACTCCTTATGGCTACAACTTGGAGCACAGGGGTCTGGGGGCAAAACGAATGGGGCGATCAAGGTCCTATAGTTTTTACTCCGACAGGAGTATCTTCAACTTCAAATGTAGGAAGTGTTACAGCAGCTCAAATTATTACTGTTTCTTTAACAGGATTAAGTACAACATCTTCAGTAGGTTCTCCAAACCTAGATTTAACATCTGTAGTATCTCCAACAGGAGTTAGTGCAACATCTAGTATTGGGTCTGTTACAGCAGCTAATTTTGATGGTTGGGGCAGGCAAACATGGGGTAACTCTAGTTGGGGAGTAGAATATTCTGTTGCACCAACTGGTTTCAATATGACTTCCAGTGTAGGAAGTGTTACAGCAGCTCAAATTATTACTACAGAATTAACTGGTTTAAGCACAACGTCTTCAGTAGGATCACCGACTACTAATCAACTTACTATAGCAACACTTACAGGAGTTCAAGCTCAAACAGAACTTGGTGATTTTGACAACGCTGGTACATTAGTTGGTTGGGGTAGAAATGGTTGGGGTGAAGAACCTTATGGAGATTCATTTAACAAACTTATTCAACTATCAGGACTTTCTACAACTGCTAGTGTTGGTGCAATCACACCTGCACAATTATCATTTGGTATAACTGGTGTTGAAGCTACTTCAACAGTAGGAACACCAGGGTTATCTTTTGGAGTAAGCACAGAACCTATAACAGGTGTGAGTGCTACATTAGCTACGGGTTCCGTTATTATAGAAATAGGTGTTCCATTAACCGGAGTATCATCGACATCAAGTGTTGGAAGTATTTCTCCAGCTGATGTTATGGGATTAACTGGAGTATTAGCAACATCAAGTGTCGGAGATTTAGAAATATCAAGAACTGAAATTGTAATTCCTACAGGAATTTCAACAACATCTAGTGTTGGATCTATTATTCCTGAAATAGGAGTTCCATTAACAGGAATATTATCAACTGCAAGCACAGGAACTATTTCTCTTACAGAAATGGCCATAGGATTAACTGGCTTAGAACTTGAATCAACTGTCAATAGCACAGGAATAGCTTTCCCAGGTACTTATGAAAAACTAACACCTAAAACTAGCACAGGATATACAACCAAGACACCTAAAACAAGCACAGGATATACAATTAAAACTCCTGCATAATTATGTTTGACTTAAACATAATTAAACAATATAAATACACAATAATCAGGAGACAAAAATTATGGCATCAACATACTCAGATCTTGGCTTAGAGCTAATGGCAACCGGTGAAAATGCTGGTACTTGGGGAACAAAAACAAACGCAAATTTAAACCTTATAGAACAACTTACAGGTGGTCACTTAGAAGTGTCAATCGCAGGTGGTGCAGGAACAACAACTTTAGATATAGATGATGGTGCTTTAACAGGCACTGCTCAACAAAGAGTTTTAGACCTTACAGGATCAATTACTGGAAACAGAATTGTAACATTTCCTGTACTTACAGAAAATTTTTATTTTATAAAAAACAGCACTTCAGGTGCTTACACAGTACAATTAAAAGCAGCATCAGGAAGTGGTGCTACAGTTACTTATTCAGCAACTGATAAGGGTTGGAAAATTATTTATCTTGATGGTGTTGCAACAAATACTGGACTTTATCAACTTAATGATAATTTATCAGGTTTAAAAGTTGGAACAGATGTACAAGCTTATAATGCAAACCTTGCAGCAGTAGCTGGTTTAACATCAGCAGCGGATAAAGGAATACAATTTACAGGATCCGGCACTGCTGGAGTTTATGATTTAACGACTGCTGGTAAAGCATTGTTAGATGATGCAGACGCAGCAGCTCAAAGAACTACTTTAGGATTAACAACATCTAGTGATGTTCAATTTGACTCTTTTGGAGTAGGAACTGCAGCTTCAGGAACTACTGGAGAAATAAGAGCAACTAATGATGTTACTGCTTTTTATTCTTCAGACGTTGCACTTAAAGAAAATATTGTAAATATTCCAAATGCATTAGAAGCTGTAAAAAAATTAAATGGGGTTTTATTTGATTGGAAAAAATCGTATATAGATGAAAGAGGTGGCGAAGATGGCTACTTTGTAAGAAAAAAAGACGTAGGTGTTATAGCTCAAGAAGTAGAAAAAGTTTTACCAGAAGCAGTTGGTCAAAGACCAAATGGCATTAAAGCAGTTAAGTATGATAGACTAACTTGTTTGTTAATTGAAGCAGTTAAACAATTACAGGATAAAGTTGAAAGCTTAACAAAAAAGGAGGGTTAATAAATGGCTGTACCAGCTAACCCTAAATTATCCGACATTCAAGCTGAGTTTGGTGGATCTAATCCAATTTCATTAACAGAATATTATTCTGGTGGTCCTTTAGTACCAGCAGGCTCACCAGCACCAAATGGACCTATTCCAAGTTCAGGAGCGATTACAATGGGAGATTTTAGAGGAGCTGTATTAGCTAAATTTGTAACAGCTTCAGGAGGGTCGGTATCGACTTCAGGAGATTTTAAAATTCATACATTTACAGGACCAGGAACTTTTTCAGTATCAGATGCTGGTAACGCAGGAGGTTCAAATACAGTAGATTATTTAGTAATAGCTGGCGGCGGCGGTTCATCAGGAGATGGAGCTGGTGGAGGTGGAGCTGGTGGATATCGTATTAACTACCCTAATCCTGCAACTGGTGGTACACCTGTCAGTGCTACATCTTATCCAATTTCAGTAGGAGGAGGTGGACCACAAGCACCTAATTCTAGTGGTGGTAACAACGGTTCAAATTCAAGTGGTTTAGGTATCACATCAACTGCTGGCGGCGGTGGCGGTGGAGGTAACGGTACTCCCGACAAAGCAGGTAATCCTGGTGGATCTGGCGGCGGCGGTGGAGCTAGAAGCGGTAGCGCAGGAAGCGGAAATTCTCCTAGCGTTAGTCCTTCACAAGGTAATCCCGGTGGTAACCCTGCAGCTGATAGAGCTGGAGGAGGCGGTGGATCTGGCGGTTCCGGTGGAATCGGTGGTGGATCTTCAAGTTCTTCAAATATTAATGGATCATCTACAGATAGAGCTGGCGGTGGTGGCGGCGGTGGCGGCCCTGGCGGACCTGGTTCTTCAGGAGGCGGTGGTGGAGCTTCGGCAGGAACACCCCCAGGAGGACCTCCAGGAGCTAGTAATGCTACAGCTAATACGGGAAGTGGAGCCGGTGGTGGCGGAATGTCTAATAGAAATGGAGCTAGTGGTGGTTCGGGTATAGTAATAATAAGGTACAAGTTTCAATAGGAAATTAATTATGGCACACTTTGCAAAAATAAATGAAAATAATGAGGTTTTACAAGTTCTTACTGTAAATAATTCAGATGTTGTAAATTCAGAAGGAGTTGAAACTGAATCAGTTGGTCAACAATATTTAGAAACTCATAATAACTGGCCAGCAAATTTATGGATTCAAACTTCGTACAACACATTTAAAAACCAACACTCTAATGGTGGAACAGCATTTAGAGGAAATTGTGCAGCGGTAGGATATTTATGGGACTCAGTAAATCAAATTTTTATTGCTCCAAAACCATATAGTTCTTGGGTAAAAGATATTGCTACTGCAACTTGGAAATCACCAATTGGTGATGCACCCGTTTTAACGGAACAACAAAAAGCTGAAACATTGGCACAAACTCATCATTGGATTTATTTGTGGAATGAAAGCAACCAATCTTGGGATTTGACAAACACTTTAGCTTAATATATATTTTTCTTTAGAATGAAGAAGAAAGTATTATCTGAACAGTCATTGTTTTCTGGTCAAGTTTCTATGCCAAAAGGTTTTGAAATAAACTTAGAAAAATTATCTAAAAATATTTTAGATTCATTAATAACAAAATCAGACTTTAAAATTTCTAAAAACTGGGATATGTTAAATACATATATCATAGAAAATATTAATTTAAAATATGGTTTAAGATTAGAAAATAAAAAAATGTGGGGAAATGTGTATAGACCCAAAGAAAGAACCCATACTCTTTTAGAAGCCAATCTTTTTGATCTTAAAAACTCACCAGATTATACACTTCTTTATGGAGTAGATGTAGAAAATTGTTTTATAAAAATTTCTTATGATGATAACAGATTCAAAGGAGAGGGCTATGAAATAGAGCTTAAAAATAATATGTTTATTATATTTCCCTCAACAAATACATACACTATATCTAACGAACAAACGGAAAACTTAAATTTAATTCATACTATAGTTTATAATGAATATAAGTAATCATTATTGGTATTTTACATCTGCAATACCACCTAAATTATGCGATGATATAATAAAATATGGGTTATCTAAAAAAGAAGAAATGGCTGTAACAGGTGGTTTTGAAAATAAAAAATTAAATGATGACCAAATAAAAAATTTAAGACAAAAAAGAAATTCGGATATTGTTTGGTTAAACGATAATTGGATATATAGAGAATTACACCCGTATGTTTGTATAGCAAACAAAGCTGCCGGTTGGAATTATGAATGGGATAGATCTGAGTCGTGTCAATTTACAAAATATAAACACAATCAATATTATGATTGGCATTGTGATAGTTGGGATAAACCTTATGAAAAAGAAGGACCCGACAATGGTAAGATTCGAAAACTATCTATGACTTGTCAGT